GCAATGGAAACACCAATTCGCTTTGTTGTAAGCATGGCGGAAGCACAAGCTGCACTGCACTGGTTCTGCGTGTACTGGACGCTGGTGCACTGCGTAGTCGCAGTGGCCGCTGGCGTACACCCCGGTACAGCGAGCTACGTAGATACTTGGTACGCACTGCCGTTGCGGTACCGTCTGCTGGTACTGATCGGCATGCCGTGGGTGCTGCCGCTCGCACACTTCGTCAAGCTACTGCGCGGTTCGCGCAAGGAGAATCCATATGGCCGCTATTGATATGAACGCTGCGCTTGCGAAGTTGAACGCAATGCGTGCAGCAGGTGCTACCGCTGGCACGGGGGAGGCCCGTCGCGAAGCCGGGCCGGAGGCAGCAGCGCAAGGCAGCGTAACCGCGGCAGTTCCTGCAGTTCCCGCGTGCGTGCCCTCCACACCGCCTGTTGCAACCCCGATGCTCGGTGCACTGGCCGCGCTCACCAAGCTAGCAGCAACAACCACGCAGAGTGCTGCAGCAGCGGAGAGCGGAGCAGCAGTGGCCGTGCGCCCTGCAGTGCCCGCAGCATCCGCACCGCCTCCACCACTTCCAGTGAATCCAGATCTGCAATCGCAGCATCCAGAACTGGTGGCGCAGGTGCAGGCGTTAGCAGATGCGCTGCACAAGCAGGAGCCGGGCATAGAGCACTGGCTGGAGCGCATTCACGAGCAGTTGCGTGCGTACCCTGAGCTGTGTCATATACTCACCCCAGAGCAGGTGCGTGCGCTCTGCAGTGCATGGATGGCCAAGACGCAAAGCTATGTTGTAGCAACTGCTACCAAAGCGAAGTCCGGCGCGAAGGCTGCGAAGCTTTCCGGGGTGAAGCTGTCCGACGATGATCTGTAGGAGTGCATGCTATGAACACACAGTATGGCGGTAACTCCGCCAATGAAGCGGCAGCGTTCATGCACGCACTGCACACGGATATTGGAACTGCATTGCCGGACACCTTGCATCAACCCAACGGGACGCGGCCACCGATTCGCAAGCTGCGGTACGTACTGGATGAAGGCGGTACCGTGCTGTCGTTCTCACGGCTTGCTACGCTGCATTCGTGTGCGCGACGCTTCCAGTTCGGTGAGCTGCTGGGGCTGAAACGGTTCATGCCGAGTGCGCACACTGCGTTCGGGCACGCATTCGCTGCCGGTGTGCAGGAATACTTGGCAGCGCGCAGTCGCGGCATGGAGAAGCAGTTTGCAACGGAGCTTGCGATGGTGTGCACAGTTGCAGCGTGGGACATGGAGAACGTGTGGGCACGGGACAAGCGGGAGACCAAGTGCATAGAGCGCGCACTGCTTGGGGTGCAGCGGTTCATACAGACCCGTGCAGACGAGCTGCTGGAGCAGTACGAAGTTGCAGCGTTCGGCAACAAGCAGGCAGTGGAACTGTTCTTCTATATGCGGTTGCCCAACGGGTACAGCTTTCAAGGCCATATCGATCTTGTGCTTCGCAATCGCAGCACGGGAGAACTGTTGGTACTCGAAATCAAAACGGAGGGCGGGGCGTTCAACATTGCGAAGTGGAGTAACAGTGCGCAGGCGCTTGGGTACAACTGCATACTGAACGCGCACGGACTCATGTCCGGCGCACAGGTATCGTACCATGTGCTGTACCTGCACTTCGATACGGTGAACTTGGACTTCACGCTTGCACCGTTCAGCAAGCCACTGTCTGTATCCTCCGAGTGGCTGACTGCACTGCTGATGGAGGTGCAGACGCTGGAGATGTACGCAGGATACAACGTGTACCCGAAGAACGGAGCAGATTGCACGAGCTGGGGACGCACTTGCGAGTTCTACGGAACATGCGATCTCACCAGCATGCAGCACATGGGCGGCGGGAGCGACGCAGCATACGAAAACATGTCAATCGACGAAGTGGACATAGCTTGCGATGCAGAAGCTATGCTGCAATATTTTACACAACAAGAGGTGAAACTATATGGCGAACATTCTGACGCATAAGATGCGCGAGCAACCGCAATCCGTGATATTGTACGGCCCATCGAAGACCGGGAAGTCCACACTCGCAGCACAGCTTGCGATTGCAGGGTACCGGTTGCTGTGGCTGGACTTGGAGAACTCCAAGCAAGCAATCCTCACGGCACTGGAAGGTCAGCCGGACGAAGTTCTGGAGCGTATCGAGTACATCCAGATTCCCGATACCAGCGCTAACCCTGTCGCAATCCGTACCATTGGCAGTGTGTTCGCTGGTGTGCCCGGTGCTATCTGCGAAGCGCACGGTGCGTGGAACTGCGCAATCTGCAAGAAGGCCGGTGCGGATGAAGTGCGCGTAGACCTCACAACTATGGACTCCAACTGGTGCATCGTTGTGGACACTGTATCGCAGCTGTCGGATTCTGCGCTGGCACACGCTACGCGCGGTATCATGACTACGCTGTTCACTGGAAACCCCAAGGTGGAGTGGGATCAGTACTCGCACCAAGGGATGATGCTGTCGCATGTGTTCAGCAACATGCAGCAGTTGCGGTGTCACCGCATCTTCATTTCGCACGAGGAGATCATCGAGCAGACGGATGGCAAGGAACTTATCATGCCGAAGTGTGGCACACGCAACTACAGCCGCAACTTCGGACGGTTCTTCGATCATGTCGTGTACTGCTTCCGTGAAAACAACAAGCACAAGCAGGCGAGCAGCACAGCGTTCCGCCCCAATGTGTTGACAGGAAGTCGCAATTCAGTTAATATGGAATCTGGCGCTACACTGGCGGACGTGCTCAAGGGCAACCGTGCAGTGTCAGCGTCTGCAAAACCACAAGCGGCTGCGGCTGCTACGCCCAATGCAGCAAGTGCCGACTTACTGGCGAAGATGCGGGCGAAGCAAGCGGGATGAGCTACGCAGCGCAGCACGGACGCTGCAAATCAACCAAGCGCATACAGCGTACACGCTACACACTAACCAACAATGCATACACTGCACTGGAGCTACAACATGACAACTGCAAACACTGAAGTCAAAGCCAAACTGTCCCCGGAAGAAGAAGCCCAACTGTTCATGGCGTTGCTGTCCACGGACATGGACGAAATCGACCGCGTTAGCATGGGCTTCGTTACGCTGCCTGACGGTTCGTACCTTCTGTCCAACATCAAGGCGAAGGTTGTGCCTGATCGCCTGCGCATTTCCATCGTCGGTGAAGTTGGCGCAGTAGTTGAACTGGCCAAGCCTGCCGAAGTTGAGGACGGTGGCGCAAAGTTCGTCGGTGAAAAGTACGGCGAGAACTTCAACAAGGCGTTCGGTGTGCAACGCTTCCGCACTATCTTCGAGCCGGTAATGCTGGCACTCGGCACCCGCGATCCGATGGCCGCTGTGCAGGCGCTGAACGGTACGTCGCTTCTTATCACTGTCGGCCACCGCGTTGACCGTGACGACAAGTCGAAGATCTACAACGAGATCCGTGCAGTGGTGCTGGCAGACTGATCGCTTGCACTGACGCACACCGTGTGACTGGCCCTGCCCCTTACGGGGTGGGGCTTTTTCATTTCTGGAGCATCGCATGCAAACAAAAATGTACAAAGGAATAACACCGCCGCAACGCAACGGCGCGCCAATCATACTGTTCGTGTTGAATGGCCGTGACGTAGTGTACTACGCGAATATCCGCAAGGAAGGGTTCGCAGCAGCGCACATGCTCAATGTGCAACCCGTAACGTGGACGGAAGTATTGATGCACTGCAAGCGGTTCGGTGCTACGTGCATAGCGACCACGCAATATCCACTGTTCGGCCTGATGGAAGGCACACGCAACGACAACGCAGGTCACGTGTGGGTACGTGACGGAATCCGTGTGCTGTACCTACCTGATCTTGTGCAGGCGTTCAGCGTACCACACGGCAAGTTCATGATCGAACTGTATCTCTCAAAGCTGCACTCTCCGCACAAATTCTTCACTGCACCAACCTTCAGCTACACCCGCTTGGGTGTGCACAATGTGCAGCAATTCGTAGACCTTGCAAACGTCGCACTATTCATGGCAATCGACGTTGAAACGCACCGACTGGACTGCATGATTACGCATTGCAGCTACAGCATGTACCTGCCGGATGGCCGTATCCTGACGTGCGCACTGGAAGTATTTCCGGATTGGGAGCAAGCGTTCTACTGCATGAGCGCACTCAACTCCACTCGCTGTGCCAAGCTGTTCCAGCGTGGCCAGTACGATTGCGCATACTTCCTGCGTTTCGGCATCCCCGTTGTGAACTACCTGTTCGACACGTACAACATGCAGCACTGCATGTACAGCGAACTGGACGCAGACCTCGCGTTCATGACGCAGATGTACACGCTAGGCATACGGTATTGGAAGGAGCAAGCACTGACGGATAAGCTGGAATACAACGCTCGCGATACGTTCGCAACGGTGTGCGTGTTTCTCGGCCAGTTGCAGCATGCACGCACCCACCGTCTGGACTACGTGCAGGGCAACTACCTGATAGAGTTCCCGATTGTGTTCCCATGTCTCAACGCAGGACTTGAAGGGTTCTTGGTGGACGAAGCGGAACGTGCAAAACTCAAAGCAATAGAAGAAAAGAAACGCGATGAAGCGTTGTACTGGCTGCAGATCGCAGTGCATCCTCAATTCAACCCCGGAAGTTGGCAACAAGTGGATCGCTTGATGAAGGCGATTGGCTACGCTGACGCTGCTGGCACAGGCAAGAAGGAAATGCAGCAGTTCGCTGAAGCGCATCCGTTCTACGCACTGATAACTCAAAAGATACAAGAGTACCGCAACAGCGTAAAGGCAATCGGTACGTATTACGAATTCGATTTGATGAGCGGACGATTGCTGTACGAAATCGATCCGGCTGGAACTGAAACAGGACGCTGTGCATCCAAGGCATCGCAGTTCTGGTGCGGTACGCAGATACAGAACATCCCCGGATACAGCAAAGGGCAGTTCCGTGCAGACCCCGGATGGCTGCTGTGCGAACCGGACGGAGCGCAAGCAGAATCCCGTTGCACTGCGTACATCTCACAGGACGTACAGTTGCAGCAAACCGTAGAGAACAGTCCGGACTTTCACTGCACTAACGCAAGCCTGTTCTTCGCAATCCCGTTTGATGAACTGTACGATCGCGTGCACAGCAAGGTGCTGCGTAAGGATATACGCACAGTTGCGAAGCGTGTGAACCACGGCGCGAACTACAACATGGGCGCATACGTATTGTGGCAAACAATGGGCACGCGTGAAGTGCTGCAAGCGAAGAAGGTGCTCGGCCTGCCGTCGCACTACGATGTGTTCGCTGTGTGTCGTCACCTGCTTGCAGCGTTCAGCAAAGCGTATCCACGAATCAAGGGAGACTGGTACGGTGAAGTGGTTAGTGAGGTGCTTACTACTGGTAAGCTTGTCGGTGCAACCGGATGGACACGACGCACATTCCTGCGACCTGATCGCAATAAGATGCAATTGAACAGCGTTGTGGCACACCATCCGCAATCACTCAGTGTGATGCTTGTGAACCGTGGAATGCTGCGCATCTGGAAACGGCAGATCAGCGATCTAAACGGCATCATCCGCATCAAGGCACAGATTCATGACAGTGTGCCGTTCCAGTACAGAGCAGAGCACGAAGCATATGCAGTCGCGGAGGTGTCGCGGGAACTGCGTGAAGCGTGTACACAGCGCGTACACGGAAAGGTGTTCACAATCCCAAACGATCCGAAGTACGGTGCAACGTACTGGAGCGAACTGAAAGACTAAGCGCATTGCGCTTTGGAGGAGCTTGCAGTGAGCATACTAAACGAATACCTGCAATTGCGATACAACACGGAGTCTCCGCTTCTGTTTCACCGATGGAGTTTCCTTGCGTGCACCGCTGCTGCGCTACGGCGCAATCTGTGGATGGCGCATGGCAAGAAGAAGATACACCCTGCGTGCTACGTTTCGCTTATCGGTAGTCCCGGTACACGCAAGAGCAGTGCAATCGGTGGTGCACGTGAACTGTTGGAACGTTCCGGCTTCAAGGATTTCAGCAGCAGCCGCACAAGTAAACAGCAGTTCCTGCAGGACATGCAGGGCAAGATGTTGCAGGACGATGATCTTGATGGCAGACGTCCGCACTGCAGTTTCATCGCAGAGGATGAGTTCATCGACTTCCTAGGCATCGGCAACATTGAGTTCGTCGGACTGCTGACGAATCTATGGGACTGTAAGCAGGAATACGACGAAGTGTACAAGCGTTCGCGTGCATACATATACCAGCCAACCATCAATATACTCGGTGGCATGACGCAGACGAGCCTTGCGCTCGCACTGCCTTCGGAGTCTGGTGGCATGGGATTCCTGTCGCGCATGCTACTGGTGTACGGAGAGCAGCGACGCGTGCGCATCGCGTTCCCCGAAGTACCAACGGAAGAAGACGAAGCGCCGTTCGTTCGGTTCTTCAAGGAGTGCAGTGAGTGGGCGCCCGGTGAGGTGCGAATGCACAGTTCTGCACGCGATCTCGTCACCGACTGGTACAACACATGGGAACCATTGATGGATGCACGGCTTCTGTCGTACTGCCAGCGTAGACAGGAACATCTGTTCCGTCTGTGCATGGTACTGTGCGGGGTGCACCGCAAGGACTATGTGGATGCAGACATTGTACTAGAAGCGAACACGTATCTGGTGCACGCAGAGGAGCGTATGCACAAGGCGTTCGGAGAGCAGGGCAAGAGCCGGTACGCAGAAGCATCAGCAAAGATAACTGCGTTCATGGAGCAGAGCAATCGCCCTGTGTCTATGGAAGAGCTGTACAAGGTGGTGCATACAGACCTAGACCGCTACGGTGATCTGCTGCAAGTGCTGCAGAATCTGGAACACGGCGAACGCATATACAAGATGAACGGTCACTTCCTGCTACGCAGTGTAAAGACTGCAGATCGTCGCAAGTACACAGACTTTAAACGTTTCATTATGGAGTCGGATGAATATGAACGAGATGAAAAGCATCAACGCGAAGCTGCTGAAGCTGTGCGCAGAGTGCAATCGGCTGTCTCCGGCAGCGGAGTCCTGTGATGCACACGGTTGGATGGACTGTCGCACACTGCACAACATGCCATCCCCGCACAAGATCGTACCGATCACTGTGTCCATGGGAGGCGGCCGCACGGCGCAAACGTATGGGTATTGGACTGCGAACCCTGCGCTGGAAAAGTTGACAGATTCGGACATTGTATGGTACAGTTACGGTGGAACAGCGTGCGGTTGGGTGCTTGCATGGTACGCATTGCCGCGAATCGGGTTCTTTGGTGCAACACCGCAGCACATGCTGCGAACATAACAACGCGCTGTAGCGCAATGAGGTGACACAATGGATGCACAAGCAGAATATTCACGTACTATGGTGGACGTAAATGCAGTCCACAACTTTCCACGACTTGCACGCAGGGGGGAACTGCGAAAATTTGTAGAAGCACGGGCTGCGTGGAACGGTGTGACACCGTATGCGTACATGCTCCACATGCTTGCATGCTGCAAGTGGAGTGCAAAGGGCGTGGCAAGTGTTGTTGGCGGTTCGGTTGCTGCAATCTATAGCACGCTGCAACACTTCGGCGTATGCGTGACTAGCGGCCACAGCGGTGCAATGGCTGTACTGGCCACCCGCGAAGGTTGCCACGATGCAGTTGCGTTCGGCATCGCAATGATTCGCAAATATGGCAATCACAAGCGTGCAGCACGGGCACTTGGCATAACACCGATACAGTTCTACGCTCCGTTTCTGGCACGTGAACTGTCGTTCGATTCAGTGCTGCGTCTTCGATTCGATGGGGATATTTCGCTGTACTCTGTGCGATCGGCCTGTGCAATGTTCGGTGCGAATTACCAGTACATGCAACAATCGTACTATGCAGCAAAGGAAGAAGGCAGTGAATACGAAAGCTTCCAACACTACGCTGCAGAACGGTTCAAGCGCATGGGCAAGCACGCAAATGTACAGTCAGTGCTGGGATGGCCGCGTGATGTGGTGGATACGCTGATAGCGGACGGTTTGAAGGAGAGCAAGGATCGCGCAAAGCGAGTGGAAGTTCAACGAACTGCAAACAAGGCTGCGTGGAAGCGTAGCGGGAGTGAAATATGACAGGACTGAAACACGACGATGGTAAGCAGTTCGCTGCGATTCCATATCAAGAGTTCCCGCATGCGCTGCGGGAGGTCGTGAAGGTAGCAACGTTCGGTGCACGCAAGTATGTGCGCGGTAATTGGGTGCATGTAGAGAACGCACAGGAACGGTACATGGACGCACTACACAGGCATCTGCTTGCGCACCACGGAGGGGAGCAGCACGACGCAGAATCTGGGCTGACACACCTTGCGCACGCCGCATGGAACATGCTGGCTTTGCTGGAGATGCAGGAGACGCGGGAGCCAGTGAATGCAGTTGTTACAACTGCAACTTCCATTCCTATTGAGCAGTTGTTGCAACTGCAAAAAGAGCAGGCGCAAGCCAAACCATTCGATCACCCAATTGGTACACACCTATGAACAACTTGATTCCGCAAGACAGTCCGGTAGCGGACACTGCAACTGAGAAGCAAATGGAACTGTACGCACTGATTACTGCGTGGGCGGAGCAACGCAACTTTAAGGAGGGTGCGACGCTGTACGGCCAAGCGTGCAAGCTGGCAGAAGAATTCGGGGAGTTCCTGAAGCACTACAACAAGGGCAGCGACTGCACGGATGACGTGGGTGATGTGCTGGTAGTGGTCACTGTGCTGCGGATGATGCTTGGCATCAACGTGCGGCATCCTGCATACTGCAAGGTTGGCAGCGGTGGGGATGTTGGAGCCAATATCGTCACCGTGCACAACGCAGTCAGTCAGATCATGGGAATGACATTAAACGCACCGGCTGCCACGCCATACAAGAACATGCTGCAGTCTGCGCTGTACAGCATCGAATTGTGTATGTCTGCAATCTGTGACGCTATGGGCTACAGTGTAGTTGCATGCTTGCAGCACAGCTACGACGAGATCAAAGATCGCACGGGCCGCATGATAAATGGTAAGTTCGTGAAATCTGCTGATCTACTAGATATGCCGGATGCAGCGTTGATGCCGAAGTACGCAGGGGGAAGTGCAGAAGCGGAACGGGTCATTCGCAGCAGGCACAAGGTTGCGCATCTGCGCAGCGATTGCAGCAGTCTGTGCAGTGAAGGCGAACCGTGCATGGTTAGCGACAGCGGCCTGTGCGATTGTGCTCGCAGCCCGGAGTATCCCACGGAATCGTAAGTTGCACAGCGCAAGGATGCGCACCCCGTACCAATTGCCTAAAAATCCAGAAAAATTTTTTCGTGCCGCATTTATACTGCGGCTTCACTAAGCTGTAAACGCGCATAGCGCAGAGGTAGATATGGCAAGCTACAAAACAAAGATTGCACGGTTGAATGCACTGCTGGATGCACAGGCGCTGGTGATTCAGGAGTACGCGCTGGTGATTGAGGAACTGCAGTTCCGAATGAGAGTGCCTGTGCAAGCAGATCAGGAACTGCACACTTCTAATGCAGCTGCCGACCGGTTGCTGGAGGGTGCACCGCAATGATCCGTATATTCACTGCGTACCCGAACCTACTGATGCAGCAGTTCACTGCGCTGAGACGCTTGCACCGTGAGCGCCGCATTGCCATCGCATCCTTCGACGCGCATCGCGGGTACATTATGCCGGACGATCAAGTTGTACTGATCTCCCCGCGCGCGATCATGCACACGCAGATTATACGGCCAAGCCACCTACACGATTACAGCAGGCTAGGCACATACGCACACGCACACTGCAAGTACGTAGCATACGTGCTGGCGTTCCCGCTGCACATGCCAGCAGCACAACAGGAGTAGCACCATGAAGAAACGTAAACTGAAAGAACGCTTGAATTGCAGCAACCAATTGCTGCGGAATGCAGGTGAGCATAACAACGTACTCGCAGACAATAACACTGCGCTGCGCCGAGAGCTTGCGGACTTACGTCAAGGGATAGAAGGTGCGCTACGCAGAAACGTTGCACAGTCTGAACAGCTCGACCTTGCACATGAAGCATACAAGAACCTTGAAGCGCAACTTGCGGCTGCGCAATCTGCAAATGCGAAACTGCTCGCAGCTAATATTGAGTGTACTGCACGTGTACGCAAGCAAGACGAAATGCTTGCACGCATACAGGCAATGTGTGGGAGTGAAGACGTATGAACAAGCTAGCTGATTCACTCGAACCGCACTACTACCGGGATGCAGTACATCGCAGCACCGAGTGCATGGATGCAAGCAGCAATCGAGAATACAAGCTGCGACGTGAGCCTTGCGTATCAATCTACGTGCCTGAAGGACGTTGCAGCATAGACGGCTACCCGGACACAGTGAGGTGTGATTGGGGAACGCCGCGTCCTGCCTAAATCCAACGCAACAAAAAGCCCCGCGCAGTCTGCACTGCCGGGGCTATCTGTATCACACCTTCCGCACTATTGCTTCCCGTCTCCATCTCCCTCCATGTCGTTCAGCTCTGCGCCAAGTCCGGTATCCGCACCGTCCCTTACCAGCATTGCATCCAGCGACCAGTTCGGTGTACCTCCGCGCTCCAGCATCCAGCTGTTGTAGCTACGCGAAGCCGCAGTGCGCCCTCCTTGCATATCCGTTGCGAACTTCTCGACACTCTGCTTGTGCGCCAGTCCCAAGTTCCGTACCATGAATCCGTTGAAGTTCTCCAGCGTTCCGCCGCGATCCTTGTAACGTTCCATAAAGCTTGCAACAGTGTCACTGTCTATTGCACCGGTGCGCAGTGCCAGTGTTCGTACCTGTGCGCCAAGGTCTGCGAGTTCCTGCTGCTGTGCAGTTTGGTACGCAGTGCGACGATAGTACGCATCCAGTGCAATCGCTTCATCCCTAGGCTTTGCACCGAGTATGCGCACTGCCATGGACACTGCGTTGATACCTTCTGCAGGATTGTAGTCGGTGTAGTTCACGTTGCGAATCAGCGGAATAGACTGGTTCGTCGTGACGTCGCCGAGCAACATCGTTCCAATCCCCTGCAGCGGACGGTTCAGTCCGTTGTGCGCCAGTCCGTGCGCTGCGGCCGACTTCGCTTCCTCTATGCTGCTGGCATGCGCTAGTGCTGCAACCGTATCCGCAATGTTTCCGCTGGCCTTCGCGATGATGCTGACGGCAGGAATCTGCGAGAAGTCCGTAGGAACCACCGTTGCTTGCCGTAGCACCATGTCACCACGAGTGTACAGATCGGACGGCAGTATGAAGTTGCTACCAAGTCCGTACAGCGCGTAGCTTCCGAGTCCAGTTGGGTCGGAGTCAGTGCCAGCCATACTGTAGATGTCAACATTACTGCGGTTGGTTTCTGCGATCGCACTGTTCAGCATGTTGAATCCCGGCAGAGAGCGCACACCGAATACAGCAGACTGCATACCCAACAGTATAGCTGCTTCGCGGCGACCACCGTCCCCGATGGTGCGGAACATATGCTGCATGAAGTTGAACATGTACGTCTGGAATAGGCCGATGCTCTGGCCGATCACTCCGTTGAACAACTGTACGCGTGAGTGCGCACGGTAGATACCGTGTACCTTATCCACTGCAGTTGCAATTGCGCGGTACGTTTCTTCCTTGCCCATCCCACGCAGCTCGCACACTTGCCGTACAGAGTCCGCAATCCACAGCCGCGAAGTATCTTCTGCGTACATATGCGCGGTGATCTTGCTGCCATGCTCCAGCAGCGTGTCCACCTTCTGTTGCACAGCCTGCAACGTGTGACGTCCGTTCAGTGCGCTGAAGTCATGCGCTTCCAGATACTGTCGCGTGTAGTCCGTGAGGATGCCACGTTTGCGCAGTTCTTCCGCCATCTCCAGTGTTGCTGGATTCTTGGTGAACACGTTCTTGATGCTGACTGCAAGCATCTTGGAGGCAGACGGTTCGCGCATGCCGTTCACTGGATTCGCAACGGTGGTCATCTCCAGCAAACGCTTGCCAGCAGGTGTTCCACGCAGCGCCATCTTCGCTTCACGAATCACACCGAGTCCAAGGATTGGTGTGGACACGATTTGCAGGAAGCTGTTCATGAAGTCCAGCCGCAACGTACTGCCAGCAACCACAGTGTTCAGCAAACGGGACAGCGCAGAGAGAGATCGGCCATCCGTCACAACTTCGGACGCAACCAGTGCATCGAACGCCTTCTTGTACGGGACTTCCACGCCCAGCTTATCGAGCGTAGCAGTGACTTCATCCAGCTTTGCTTGATCGAATCCGCGAGTAGTCCAGATACTGCGGATTGCATTCGTTGCAGCATCCAGCGCACGGCTTCCAGTTTCCCCAACGAATCCATTCACACTGCGATACATACCTTCTGCCCATCCGCTGTACGATTGACTGTCCATCATGGTGCGCAGTGAGTCCTTGTACATGGTGTACGCTTCCTTCCGCATTCCGCCAAGTGTGCTGGCCGCAGAATCCGCAACGGTGTCTGCATACTTCAGCCCTTGCACAACGTCTGCATACCGCAGTTCAACTGCGCTGCGAATCTGCTGTTCACCTCGACGATGCATCCAGTTGCGGATCAAGTCCAGCGATTCCACCGCATCAATGTCCACGCTAGGTAGCAAGTTCCCTGCCTTGCCCATGCGCTTCAACTCTGTGTCGAAATCCCACTCGTTGAATACGCGGCCTTCTTCGTACTCTCCCTTCATTTTCTTGTAGCGACTAACGTCAGATTGCGTTACTACGTCGTAGCGTGCGCCGTACTTCTCTTCTGCGATCCGAATCTTCTGTTGCAACGTTTCCGCACTCTCTGCGTACAGCATGTAGCTGGAGGCTCCAACATCACGTGCCTGTGCTTCCTTCGGTTTAACGAACGCTACATGCGGAGTACGGCGCAGATTCACCGGAGTCGGATAGTACACGTCTGCATTGCGATGCAACGGAGTGCGGCCGAGTGCCTGCGCAACAGCCGTATCATTCGCGATGAAGTCGGTATTGGTGCGCATCTTGTAGTGCACAATGTCCGCAACGTCTGGTAGCAGCTTCATTGCACGACGGTCTGCCAGCAGTGAATCCACTTGGCCGGTCAGTACTTGCTCACGAGTCATCGTTTGCGAATTGCCGTACTGCTTTGCCAATCGCTGCGTGATTTCTTCGACGGCATCTGTGCGCACCACGTACGTAGACAGATTGCCAACGGAATCAGGAAGCTGTACTACATTGAAATCATGCGTGCGTGCCAAGTTCTCAAACAGAGCAAGCTGTGCACGTTCTGCGTACTTCTCCCGCTGCGACAGCGTCTGGTAGAACCCGTGCATTTCATGTTCAATCTTCTGCCGGTGCGTGTCGATGGTTTGGTGTACCAATCGGCCGACATACGAGAAGAACTCACGCGCGCCGCCGAAATTGCTCTGTGCACCTGTAACAAGTCCACTGCGCTGTTCCGTCAACTGCAAAGCTTTCAGCAGCTCAGGCGGTGCGTCTGGGAACAGTTCATACACCTTCGGCCCCAGTACTTTGCCTGCAGCAGTTGCACTGAGTGCGGCCTGTTGCTCGATCCGTGCGGATAGTCCAACCATACTACGTGCGCGAATGTCGACTTCACGTGGATTGTACGGACGGTACTGCACAACCACCGATTCCGGCTTGGTGAAGTCGCGTTTGCCGATCAGCATGGAATCGCTGTTCTTGGCGCCAAGTGCGAACGCTTCGTCCGTGTTTAGCAGCGCACCGATATGCGATTCATTCATTCCTGCAAGTTGCAACTCACTGCGCAGCTGCACCTTCACTGCGTCCACATGCTGACTCAGTGCTTCCTTACTAAACACCTTGTCACCGTCCGCACCACCACGTACCAACGCTGTTTCCGTGTCCTTCATGTCGGATGCAACCTTCTCCAGCATAGGGAGATCGGAAGCAGTGACAAGATACGCATTGCTAAACTTTGCGGGCATGCTACGCTTTGCAGCTGCGGCCCAATGCGCAGATGCTTCAAGGAACGGATCATCTGAATGCTCCAATCCGAAACCAGCAATACGCTCCAACAGCGCACGTGGGGTGAAGTAGTCTTGCTTGTACGTATACGCAAGCTTCGTTCCGCCAATTGCAATCTGTCCGGCCTGTTCAGTAACATCGCCAAGATCATGCGCAAGTAGCATGGAGGACTGGCGAATGGTACCAGTGCGCAGGTTGTAGTACGCTTTCGTTGCATTGAACGGTTCCAGCGCGCCTGCCTGTACATTCCGAAACAGCTGCGCCATGTTGGGCATACGCGAGGTGGCCTGCAGTCCTGTAGCACTGTGCTGCAGTTCGGTTGCAACATCTACCATTACGTTGGCGAACTGCTCCGCGAACTGCGGTGGGATCAACGTGTTGCCAATGCGCAGGCCGGTCGCTTCCACCTTGCGCGCAGCTTGTAGATTCTCAAACACGGAAGTCATGGGATTACGCAGTTCGCGGTTCATGTCATTCAGCAGCTTGCGCCACTCCGGACGTCCAGTTTCCTCTGCATACTGTGCAAGTTCGGCGAGCACGTTGTCGGAGCTAGCATTCTTGCGATTGCTGCTCTTCAGTGCATTGCCAAGGAACTCAAACAACTGGTTGTTGCCACGTATACGATTTACGTTGAG